TATTTTGATATCATAATAAAAAATTATATTTTTATAAATAAATATTGCTTTTGGTATTTTTTTAATTTATTGAATTATTATTTATTAATTAAAATTTATATTAATGAACCAATTACATCATCACATGATTCTATATCTTTATTATGTAACCTTTTAATATTCTCATATATGTAACTTTCCAAATCATAATTATATTTTTCTTGTGTAAATATCATATTAAATTTTCTTGTATCAGTTAATACTAATTTTATATAACTTATATAATCACTATGTATGTTACTATTTTTTATAAATACATTATTCCAATATTTGAAAAATTAGAAATGTTTTCTTTTATTTTCATTATACACTAATCAGTAAATTAAACCCCATTTTTATTTTATCATCATCTAATATTTTATATTTCTTATTTGTTGTTTTTAAATATTCAACATATTCTATCCCCTTTTTTTCTTTTAAAAAATCATATCTTGTTACTCCATTAAATATATCATAGACTATTTCTTGTACTTTTTTTAATTCATAATTATTTTTAACTAATCCAAATATTCTAACATTTTTTCGTATTTTAAATCATGTTTTTTTAATTCGTTTAAATAATAAGTATTTATATTTTCTATCATTTTTTCTTCTGATATTTTGTATTTTTCCCACAAATTGTAAAAATAACTTTTCCCTTTTTTAGAATATTTACTATATTCATATAAATATTTAATAATTCAATAGTTGTAGGAATTATGTTCAATCTGGTTTCTATTATATTTTTTTTATATTCATCCATAAATGCCACTATTTTCTCTTCCATTAATTTGTAATCTTTATCATCATGACTTTGTCCAAACCTGGTTTTTAGTAATTTTAATTTATTATCATATCCTTTTAACATATCTAATTTTTGACTATTTTTTATTTCAGTTATTTTGTGTAGATCGTATTTAATATGATTTTCTAAGTATATGTATTGTTTCTTTTTCCCCAGTATTTTTCCAAATTCTTCTTTGAATTTACTAAATCCGGTATGCATCATTCTGTTACCGTAATCCAGATTTTTAAGAAGTTCTTTCATTTTTAAAGTTTTTTCTATTGGTTTTAAGTTTTTCCATTGTTTATTCCCAAATTCATTACTTCCTAATTTGTTTATGTATTTTTGATCTAATTGTACATTTATATTTCTACTATACATTCTATATATGTAGGTATCTTCACATGATATGGGGAACATTGTGTATTTTAGTTCCGGATACAACTTTTTTGTTAAACTTTCTAATGTTCTTTTTGCCTGATTATACATTTCTTTTAAATCTTCATCTGATGGAACTAATTCTTTTTTTAGAATCTAATTCCATTTTCATCACATTTATTTAATAATATCATTAATTCCGTATCTATTTTATATTTATCTTTATTTTCCTTTATTCCTAATATTGTCAATTCAAGTATATCTATTTCTTCTTTTGTATTAAATGAACTATGAATATCTATTATCAATGTTGCAACATCAATTTTATAAATAATATTTTTTACATATTCTTTATATATTTGAACCGTTTTTGCATCATTTATCCCGGGTGTATCATATATTGATAAAACTACATCTTTTTCTAGTTTTGGCATATCATATATTTTCGGTACATAATATTCTACTTCTTTTATGTCATCCATTGTTAGACCTTTTTCTGACTTTTCCATTATTGTTTCGTTTATCTTACGATTATTTTCTCTTATTTTTGAAAGATTTGTTTTGTATTTTATAATATCTCCTACTTCATGATACACTTGTGGTGTCGCCGTCGTTCTCTGTAATTTCATATCTGTATATTGTTCGGTGAATAAAGCATTTATGAATGTTGATTTCCCTGCCGAAACTGGACCTAGAACTAATATGTTTATTTGTAATCGTTCTTTCATTTTTAATATTTTTCTTATTTTTTATAAAGTAATTCAGTTAAATTATTTTTTTAATTTTTTTTTTTGATTTTTTCATGATATTTTAATAAAAATTGAACTTTTTTTGGTTGATTTTTCAGTATTTATATACTTGTTTACTTTTTTGAATATGAATAAACTATTACTCCTCATACTGTTGATAAGATTAATATGAAAAACTATCCTGCAGGCAGGCTTTGATTCTCATTATAAGCGTTCCTCAAAGTTTGTTAAAATTACTTAATTTCGTGATCTGTCTATGTTTTTTAAATTTGATATCGTTCCCAATTTAAAAATTGTATACTTATCAGAAATAGAATTGATAACAATAATACGAAATATATTCTTTATGGTATTGAAAATTTTAATATTGTTGATACTACTATTATTCCTAAAAAATTGATGATGATAACTTCGGATATTTTACTATTTGTGTCAAATTTAATTATTATTCATATGATCCATCTACTTTCAAATTTAAAATAATTTCCCTTTTTCCTTTTAAAGTTATTGTTAAATTTTATACAGGTAATGGTTGTAATAATCCAAAATTATATCTTCATGATAGTTTTATTATTATCAAATATATCAAATCCAAATTTTTTCAAACTTATAATTACCACATTAATTTTTTTGATAAGAACTTGACTCGAAAAAGTAGAAAAATATAAAATTAAATACCTGTGTAATGATAATGTTTTTGTCTTCTTTCCTACAGATTTAAAATCAGATTATTATTTTGATATTCTTACATTCAAATTTATAGATAATGATCATTTTCTAAATTGGGTTTCTTCTTGTGCTCTCGAATATGAAGATAACAAACTTATAATAAAAGATATGATATCTGATTATGATAAATGTATTAGTGTCCTATGTAATGCTAAAATTAACGATAAACCTATTCAATATAATAATAAATTCCATAAAATCTGTTTGAATAAATTAAAACCTATTGAAACATAATTTTTATATGTTATATTTAAAATATATTATACTTATATTTTGGTTATCATTTGATATTATATTCTCATTATACCATATATATCTTGTTATTTCATCATCTATTTTTTCCCCTGATAATATATCAAACATGTCATCATTTATATCTATACATATTTTCGCTTCATATTTATATTGATATTTTGGTTCATAATTACATTTAATATGTGAATTGTATATATATTGGTAATCTATTGCGTGCCATCCCGTTTGTGATAATGAATTTAATATATAGGTATAATATGTTATTTCATATAATGCATTAAATAACCATGCAAATGTGATTACTTCTGGTTTAATGCTTAATGCTTTTTTTTTACTAGAATATCGATTGTCGTAAAAACATGTTGGTTCTTTTTGTTTTTGGTCATGTAATTCATTTATAAATTTGTATTGTGTTGTGTCAATATTTTTTATATCTTTATTTATTAATAATCTTTCATCTAGTGATTTTGAAAGTATCGTGTTTAATTTATATAATATTAGTAGATTTACTATCCATAAACTTGATTTGTTATCATTTTCTAATAAATAAGCTGGTTTGTATTTAACATATTTATTTTCCAGTGAATAATAATAATAATTTGCGTGCCAATGATCCCTTTTTATATTTTTGATAAATTGTATATCCTCTGTTATTTCCATATAAGTTTCATCTTTTATTATCTTTAGATATTCTTGTATTTTGTCTGTCATTTCTTTGTCTAATTTTGTTATCATAGTATGATTTCTATTAATTATTTTAATGTGTATATATTTCCCATCTTTATTTACTTTATTTTCTAATATTTCTAATCGTTTTTCTAATTCGTCTTTTTTATTTGTTTTTACTTTGGTTAATGTTATTGTAATATCATCTGTGTAAATGTTTATTAATGTTAATATTATGTTATCTTTATTTATTACACATTTGTAATCATTCTTATCTATTTTTTTAATTGATGCTATTATTCTTTTGTTTATTTTTTCTTCCTTTGTATCATATTCACATGTATATTTGGTTGAATTTTCCAAATTTTTAATTACCAATATTTTATCAATATGCAATCTTAATCTAGTTCGATCTTGTGACAAAAAATCTATTATTTTCTCTTCGTTCATTTTTATTTTGGTGTATTTTTCGTATCGACTTATCTAATAATTACTATTTCAATTTTTTCTATTTGATATAAATTAAAAAATTTAATTTTTATATTTTTAATAATCTCTTGATTGGAAATTATATGTGATCAAAATTTTTTGATTTTAATAATTCATATAATTATGTGCGAAACCAAACTTTTGTTAGATATTGCAACTTTTTCACATGTAAAGATTATGATAATTTACTCCATGATTTATTCGAAGTCAATATAAATTAGTAATTTGTGCCTGTGGCAAATATATGTGTATTGAATGTACAACAAGATTTTTATATCACAAATTATCTCCTTATATTTGTCAATCTAGTCTTCATAAAAAAGAAAACCACTAATAAGTTATTGTAATAAAAAATATGTTTATATTATATTTCTGAACATAAAATTATCTCTCTCATAATTCAAAAAAAGAAAAAGAGAAAAATCAGGTTCGAATGTTTTTGATAAATATGACCCAATGAATTCGGATAATAAAATATAGATTACTCCGATAATAAATTATATAAGGACTTCAATATGCACAAATCTTTTTGTTATGATGAATATCGTGAATTAATATTCAAAACAAATTATGATAATCTATTTTTTTTTATTAAATATGATAATTTTTAATTTTTATTTTTGTCTTTTGAAATTATTTAATTAGTTTAATTTTGTTATGAAATCTAATGAAAAAATATATTTGGTATTTTTATCTGATAATAAAAAATTATATTATTAGAGAAATATAATTTATAAAAAATTGATTTTATTTTTTTTAATCTCACTAATATATATGTATATTCTTATTAGTCTTGTTATTAACTATTCGTCAATGGATAGAAAATATTCTCACTGCGAATTATTTTATTCAACTGAATCTTTAAAAAAAAACACTAAACAATTATTTGAGGAAAATTATGATATTATCAATCTTGTTGATTCAAGAGATATTTTTGAGAAGACTTATGGTTATGAAAATAAATATCTTTATACCATAAATAAATTATTTATTTGCAAGAAATTAAGTAAAAATCAATAATTCTATTAGTTACATAATTTTTTTATATTTTTATTTTAATTATTTTAATGACTTGTGGAATATATTAAAAATTTCAAAAATTATTGGAAATAAATTTTTTAATAATGTTATTAGTTTAATTATTAGAAAATTCATTTCAAAAAGTTATACGAAATGCGAATAAAAATGTTAAAATTAATATAATATTCGGACCGGCTCCGCCAGCCGACTCCGCGAGGCATCTGCGATGCATTTTTGTAATTATTTTTGTGATACAATATTAACATCGTATAAAATAATTACAAAAATGCATCGCAGATGCCTCGCGGAGCGAGTCGGCGAAGCCGGAAAGAATAAGTTGCAAAATTACTTATTATAATAGTTATTAACTCCTTTAATGTTCATGTTTTCTTGAATTTTTTAATAAATCATCTAATTAATTTATGTTGTCGCCCCGGCTTCGCCGGCTCGCTTCGCGAGGCATCTTCGATGCATATTATTATTAATATATAAATGATAAAATTTGCATCGAAGATGCTTCGCGAAGCGAACCGGCAAAGCCGGGTCGTACATTTTTAAGCTGTTAAAGACATATTCTATTGGATTAAATATAGGTGTATATGGTACATTGTATATAACTTTTCTTTTGATACTATTAACATATGTTGTAAATTTTTTGTAATGGTGAATTCTAGCATTATCCGCCCCCAATGCTGGTAACTTAAGGTTTTTTAGATGCAATTGCATGCTATAATTATTTTTTCTTATTATTTTTTTTTTATTTATTTAACATGGATTAATAAGTTAT